AATATCCAAACGGAACTTGTAGACACTTTTGGGTTCGTGAAACATACGCTTCAAAAGACAGAAAGACAAAAGTAGACGTTTACAGCCCTAATGCTGAAATAGTAAGCCCTACTAAGTCAATTGCAGAAAATGGCTTTATACCAACCGTAAATGATGCGAGAGCGTACATTGCACCACACGATATGAAATAAGATATGACAACACTATTTATCACACCAAAAGACCTAAAAGCAAACACTATCTTAAACGGTAATGTAGATACTGACTTATTTATTCAGTTTATAAAGATAGCTCAGCAGATGCACGTTCAAAACTATTTAGGTACTAAATTATACGATGCTATCACAATAAAAATAGATACTACTACTTTAACAGGCGACTATCTTAATTTGGTTTCTGATTATGTACAACCTATGCTGATTCATTTCGCAATGCAAGATTACCTTCCCTTCGCAAATTACCAAGTTCGAAATGGCGGAGTATTTCGTCACCGTTCAGAAAACAGCGAAAACGTTTCAAAAGATGAATTAGATATTTTAGTACAAAAGCACCGAACATTTGCTGACTTTTACGCTAAAAGATTTGTTGATTATATGGCTATAAATGCGAGTGCTATGTTTCCAGAATACTGGACCAATAGTAATTCAGATATGTATCCAGATACTAAACCAAACCCAATAGGATGGGTATTATAAGATGGAAAAGGAAAAACCAAAAGAACCGAAACAACTAACCTACAAGGTTAAGGCTAAAAATATAGAAAAGATGAACGAATATTTAAACAAGAATAAAAATGACAAGTAAGAATATAGAAGTATTAGCGGTAAATGGGACGATATTCGGACTATCATTTACTAATTTAGAAAACACAATGAAAATAGTATTGTTAGCCCTTTCGATACTATACACCACAATAATGATTTATAAACTTTTAACAAAAAAAGAAGATGCAAATAAGTAAACATTTAACATTAGAAGAGTTAACCTTTTCGGCAACTGCTGAGAAGATGGGAATCCAAAATGTTCCGACACAAAATCAGATTAACAATTTAAGAATTGTAGCTGACAAAGTTTTTGAACCTATGCGAGAACATTTTGCCATTCCAATACATATTAATAGCGGTTTTAGAATTCAAAACTTAAACGTAGCTATTGGCGGTTCTGGTTCATCTCAACATTGTGGCGGTCAAGCTTTAGATATTTCTTTAAAAGATACTTCTAAATTTAACAATGCAGACTTATACGCTTATATCTTAAACAACTTAGACTACGATCAGTTGATTTGGGAGTTTGGAACAAGTGAGTCTCCAGCCTGGGTTCACGTATCATACGTAAGTAAAGAAGCTAATAGAAGACAGGCCTTAAAAGCAGTAAAGATTAAAGGTAGAACAGTTTACAAACCAATGATTAAACCAAGTAAAAAAAAGTAATATGAACATTTTTAACACAAAAATTGATATGAGTGATTTAAACAAGATTCCAGAACCAATTAAACAAGTATTAGACGTAGCAGCAACTGAGTATTCAAATAGTAATGCTACAACAAATGCAGGACGTGTACTTAGGTTTATTTGTAGATTTATAAAACCTACTACAATTATTAAAATGTTTGCACATAAAATAGCAAAATAATGATTAGTAAATATCATTATCTAGAATATGATATTATTAAATATTTCGGCAAAAAAATATCATCTACAAACATTGCTAGAATAGTTATGCCTGGTTCTAATGATGCTGAAATAGATAGTCTTAGAAAATACATAGATAAGATGAAAATCAAGTCTGAATTAGATTCTGAGATACTACCATACTTAAATGGAAGCAAAGATAACATACTAATTATTGGGGATATTCACGCACCTTTTAATTTAAATAGTTACCTGGCGTTCTGTAGAACTCAGCAAGAGAAATTTAAATGCGGTAGAGTTGTTTTTATTGGAGACTTGATAGACAATCATTATTCTAGTTACCACGAGACTGATCCCGATGGCCTTAGTGCAGGAGACGAATTAGACCTGGCGATTAATCAAATTCAAAAGTATTACAAAGTATTTCCAGAGGCTGATGTAATTATTGGTAACCACGATAGGTTAGTATACCGAAAAGCTTTTACTAGTGGAGTTTCTAAGCGTTGGATAAAGGAATACAAAGAAGTACTAGGTACTCCAAACTGGAACTTTGTAGAAAACTTAGAAGTCTACGGAGTAAATATTAATCACGGAGAGGGTAGCACTGCAAGAACAAAAATGAGGAAAGAATTACAAAGCCAAGTGCAAGGGCATTTACATTCTGATCTTTATGTTGAATTCTTAGTAGGAAAGAACTTTAGAATATTTGGATTGCAAGTTGGATGCGGAATAGACTTTAAGTCCTATGCAATGGAATATGGTAAGAACTTTAAGAAACCTGCGATAGGATGCGGGGTTTTACTTAATCAAGGAACTTTGCCGATTGCAATACCTATGCTACTTTAAAACTGAGTTATTTTAAGGTGCATTTAAAGCACGTTCTGTCATAAATGGTATTCTGTGTTACCTGTAATAAAAAACTATCTTAAAAACCACTTAATTTATATTTTGTGGTTTTTTTTGTTTACTCGGTTTTTATTTTACATTTGTAGAATAATAATATAATAGTTTAATATATAATAATATATATATATATATAATATAATAACTAATATATATAATAATACACTAAAACAATTATGAAAGAAAAAAAATGTAAAGTTTGTTTAGAAAAATTTACCCCTACTCAGTTCGCACAAGTAGTTTGTAATTACAAATGTGCAATACAACATTCTAAAAACCTAAAAAAAATAAAAGAGCAAAAAGAGTGGAAAGCTGAAAAGAGCGTTTTAAAAGACAAATTAAAAACACTGGGACAATTTGAGGCCGAGGCTAAAACATCGTTTCAAAAGTGGGTTAGAATGCGTGATAAGGATATGCCTTGTATAAGTTGCGGAGTAAAAGATACAGACCTCTTCGATGGCGGTCATTATTTTAAAGCAGAGTTGTTTTCTGGCCTTATCTTCGATGAAAGAAATTGTCATAAGCAATGCAGGAAGTGTAACAGGTTCCTAAATGGAAATGAACTACAATACCGATCTGGTTTAATTAAAAGATACGGAATAGATTTTGTAACAAATTTAGAAAGTATTAGTGACAGTAAAAGAGTATATAAATATTCTAGAGAAGAACTAATAGCAAAAAAAATACAATACGATTTAAAAATAAAAGAGTTAAAATAATTTGTATATTAATAAATATTTCTATATTTGCGATGGTTATGTAAGAAAAGTAAATATTTGTTCATAATTTGTTTTTAGTGAGACAGAAATTACGTCTATGTTTTCGAGCATAGGCGTTTTTTTTTGTTTTTTTTTGTCAAAATATTTTTTTTATTAAAAATTTGTTCGTTTGTTTGTGCCGTTGAAATGGTTCAACTATCACTAAAAACATAAATTATGAAATTAATTAAGTATTTTTTACAGAAGCAAAAACCTCAGATGATTGCTGGGGTTGTAATGGCAATTTATTTTATTACTAGATTTTTTTATTAATCACTAAACACAAAAATTATGAAAACATTATTTGAAAAATTAAAACCAGAGACTATTAGAATGATTGAGTTTGAAGCATCAGAGTATCCAGCTACTATGGAAAGATTAACTGACGAAATGAAGATTATTGCTACCTGGTCTCAGTTGACTGTAGCTGACGCAAGTAGATTGATTAGTCTTATTAGACCTCACACTTCATTTAACATTGAAACATTGTCTAATTTATTTGAAGATTAGTTATGACAGATACAAAACTTTTAAAAGAGAACTTAGAATTATATACTGAGTGTAAAATCAAAAGGTCAAAGCTAGTTGAGATTGAAGATTTAATGTATGAGGAAAATGACTTTACTATAGAACTTGACAATAAAGAGTTTAGGTTTATTTCTGAAAATACTATTGAATCTGTTTATTACGACGAGCAGAAAGATTTGATACAAGATTGTTTTTTAGGTGGTAAGGAATTACCCTTGTGGATTGAGATTGATTGGGAAAGCACTATTGAAAATGTTTTATCATCTGACGGGTACGGAAATCACTTTAGTGGTTATGACGGGTCAGAAGAATCATTTGCACACGACGGAGAACTTTGGTATATCTTTAGAACTAACTAATGAGATTTGAAGACTACAAATTGATTTACGAGCAAATGGTAGCAGTATTTCAAAGAGACAAAGACCTTACGCATATTGAAATTACATTTCATATTCAGCAGGTTAAAACAGAAAAAAAAGTAGCAAGAATTAACGTAAAAACATTTCACGATGACATTAAGAAGTAACATAAATTATAAAGGTTTTGATTTTGATTTTGATTATAATTATTATCCTGGTTCTCCAGCCACTTGGGATGAGCCAGCTGAGTTCCCAGAATGGGAAATATTCAACATAACCTTAAACGGGATAGACGCATCTGATTTATTAGAAAGTATGATCCTTGATTTTGAAGAGCAAGTTATTAATCAACTAAAAGAATACTGATATGGAAAGCGAATGTTGTGGTGCACCAGAATGGTTTACCGAGACTGGTATATGCAGTCATTGTAAAGAACACGCAGAGTTTATCGACTTAGATGAACTTGATAACCGCTGGGTTATTTTAGAAGAGGGTTATTTATTTATGTCTTATCTTACAGAAGAAGAAGCTAAAGACAAGATTGAAATGTGTAGACAGGTTTACCCTGGTTTAAGTTACACTTTATTTTACGACGAGTATTACGAATATTTAGAAATTGATAAAACAAATTAATATGTCAAACAAAGCAAACGAAAACTGGTCAACTAAAGAACTAGTAAATTATTTAAGTCAAAGCAATGAAGCTTTAAGAATTGAGAACTCCAGACTACTTGATGAAGTAGAAAGGCTAACTATGAGTATCGAAGTTATAGATGCAGAAGTAGTTTCAAATGGTATGGGAAGCTATTACCAATATTTAAACAATTTTAATTACACACTAAAAAACAAGTAAAATGACAAAAGAAAAAACGATTATCTCAATTAATGACACGCCTGCGTTTACACTAGCACAGAAGTTGTCTAGAATTCAAGTAGGGTTTAAAGCTAAAAAGAATGCTTTTAACAAGTTTGGGGGTTATAATTACAGAACCGCAGAAAGTATCTTAGAGGCCTTAAAACCTTATAATGAACATTACCAAGTTTACTTCACAATTAATGAAACATTGATTAATGCAAACCCGCCAATTATGAGTTCGGTTGCTACTATCTGGGATTGTGAAAGTTCTCAGAGTATCGATTGCCAGGCTATCGTAGGAGTTGATTTAGAGCAGAAAGGTATGGCTATGCCACAACGCTATGGTTCTACCTCTAGTTACGCTAAAAAGTATGCTTTAGGTAACTTGCTTCTAATTGATGATACTGCAGATGCAGACGCTACAAATAAGCACGACAAACCAGAGCCTATTAAAGTGTTCGCAGAAAAAAAAGAATTAAGATATGAATCTGAAGAGTTTACTAAAGCACTTGATTATGTAACTGGCGGTGGTGATATTGCTTTAATAGAGAAAAAATATTCATTAACAGAAGAAATTAAAAACGCATTATTAAATACAAATAAATAAAAATGGAATTACAAGGAGAAATTATTATCATCGGACAGACAGAGACGTTTGGTGCAAAAGGGTTTAAAAAAAGACAATTAGTTATAAAAACTGATAGTCAGTATCCACAGACTATTCCTGTTGACTTTACACAAGACAAATGTTCAATACTTGATAGTTATGAGGTAGGACAATTTGTTAACGTATCAATCAACGTACAGGGTTCTGAGTGGCAAGGTAAGTATTATGTAAACTTACAGGCCTGGAAGATTGACAAATGCGAGAGAGAAAAGTCCGCTAGTTCATTTATGCCAGACAGACAAGCTGAGGTTTCAGTAGTTGATGACGCAGAAGATGATTTGCCATTCTAAATTTAATCGGCTGGGGTGTAATTACTCCAGCCTATTTTTTAATCACTAAAAATAAAATATGTTAATAAATTATAAAGACCAATTAGATATTATCCGTAACATAAGAAGCGGAAAGCTTAAAGAGGGTTTGAAGCTTGATATACCTGAGTTAGATGAGTACATTCGCTTCAAGACTTCAAACTTTAATATAGTACTCGGACACGCCAATGTAGGTAAGACGACTTCTATAATATACTTGATGCTTTGTTATTCGCTTAAACATAGCTTAAAATGGCTTGTATGCAGTACAGAGAACGATAGTTATTCTTTAATTCGTAAGCTAGTAGAGTTCCTGGATGAAACGCCGATTAACCTGGTGTCTGAAAGTAACTTCAAAACGCATACTGATTTTATAAATAAGCACTTTAAATTTGTAGATAATTCAATAATGTATGATTATCATTCTGCACTAGATATGTTCAAGCAAGTTAAAAAAGAATTTAATTACGACGGAATATTACTCGATCCGTATAATGCACTTGTAAAAGACAACGAGCAGATGAAAAACCTGGGGGGACACGAGTACGATTATCAAGCGTGTACTGAAATGAGAATGTTCTGCAAAGAAAATAAAGTTACTATGTGGCTTAACACACACGCTAACACAAATGCTTTGCGTATGGTTTATAAAAACGATCATCAGTTCGCAGGACATCCTTTACCGCCAATGGCATCCGATGTAGAGGGCGGGGGTAAGTTTGTAAACCGAGCAGATGACTTCTTAGTTATTCATAGACTTACTTTGCATCCTCAACTTTACACAACTACGATGATACATATCCGTAAGGTTAAAGAGATTGAAACTGGCGGTAGGCCGACAAGTATTGATAAGCCGATTGAGATTGTAGCCTTGCAAAATGCGGTAGGGTTCTCAATAAACGGAAAGTCTATTCTACGCACTATTAAAGAAAGTCAACTAAACTTTTTATAGATGAGAAATTTACTTGACATACTATCAGAAAAACATTCCACTTGGATAAAGTATATTGTATCTTTCGGGTGCAAGATTGATATTGCAGAGGATTTTGTACAAGAAATGTATATCAAGATTTACAACTATAGTCAAAGGAAAGATAACGACTTAATGTATAACGAAAATGAGGTAAACTATTTCTTTGTGTATGTGACCTTAAAAAATATGTACTATGATAATTTACGTAGAAATAAAAATATTGTCATAGTAAGCGTAGAAGAGGTTAATTTAGAGGATGATTCGGTTTATTCAGAAGTCCTGTTTAATACTCAGTCAGATAAAGTTAACGCCTGGGTTGTAAGTTTAGAAAAACAGATTGATGAAATTAAAGAATATAACATTGAAAAAGCAAGTCTATCATACATTAAGTTCGTATATCAAAAAGTATTCGTAGAAAACAATTCTGTAAGTGAGTTAAGTAGAGACGTAGGAATATCTTATTGGAGTTTAAGAAACACAGTTCAAATAATTAAACATCAAATAAAAAATGAAACATAACCTATATG